GCATATAGACCATCATAGAGAAACTCACAATAAGACTGAATAGAGTGAAGGTATATGATGACCTTGTCGTAGTGAGAAAGATCCTCGCCAATGTTGACTTGACGCTGGTCTACTTCAAATCCCATGTCTTCTAAACAGCGAACCAGTGAGTAGTGTGAGCTGAGTATTCTAAGTTCTTTAGTTAAGTACTTATCTCTAGTGCACTGCTCTTTGTTCAATCCAGTTATTAATATCTTTTTAGTCATAGTACTTTCTTCATTTTGTCAATTTTTGCCAATGCCATTCTATACCTACTTCGCGTAGCATATCAGTTGTAAGATCGTACGACTCTTTCCATTTATCTGGAATCTCTAGTGGAGTACACATTATGACTCTCTTAATTCCAACTTGAATGACTCCCTTTGCACACTCAGAGCAAAGTGGTAAACCAAAGATATACATGTCAGCACCATTAAGACTGACACCATTCAAAGTTGCATTGTATATGCAGTTCTGCTCAGCATGCACGACATACTTATACTTCTGACTTTTGTCATTAAGTCGATCATCTTCATCTTTTATACCGCGCGGAAAACCATTGTACCCCTGCGATAATATCTGACCTTTATCACCAACGGCAATAGCGCCGACCTTGGTACTAGGATCTTTAGACCAAGTCGATACTTCGCGAGCTAGCTTTAGATAATTTTTCTTCCATCTATCTGATAAGATCAAAGTGTCTCTCATATACGTGTAGTGAGCCAGCGTTCCAGTGAATATCACCCGGTTCAACGCTCAGATTTAAAGAGAGTATGTTGAGAACAAAGCGTTGCCATGCATAGTCGTTCTTATAGCCGAACACGACGTCATTGCTGCGCATCTGCACTACGGCATGCAGTCTATCATTGCGAATTAAGTACTGCACGGCGTTAGTGCACATGAAGTCACTGCGTCCGTTCTTATTATAGTCAGTCCACATATTAGGACGAGTATAGATCATGACACCACGGCGCGAGTAAGGAAAAGCTTTTAGTTCTGTAAATACTTTTGAGTACTGATTGCCATTCTCTTCAGAGAAGATACACCAGCCATAGTTTGAGTTAATAAAACCATCTTTATCTGCAACCTGTTTCCATATAGCCGGAGGTCCACCTGGAATGTCGTTTACGTTGAGTGATTGTGATCGATACCAATCGAGCTCACGCTCTACGTAGTCTTCATTGACTTTTCCAAATATAGCCGGTTCATCTGCAACAAAGTTTGCACCGGCGATCTCAAGCATCTTGACACCGGTCTTATCAACTACAAACTCTTCACGTGCAAGCATCTGCTGAAACTCAGCGCGAATGTCCTGTACGCAATTACGATTGATCATCTGTATTAACCTTGTTATTAAAGATGTCTCGCTTTGGATCTTGACCTTCAATCCCGCCGCGGAGCCAAGCGACCGCGAACGACGCATAGTTTATGAGGTCTTTGTAAGAATCTTCTAGAGACTCAAAGTTAGCTATACTACCAGACTCAAGCAAAGACTGAGCGCGATATACTTTAGTTTGGATGATATCGTGAATTGAGTCGATACCACGGCGATAGTGCATCGCCTGCGTTACGTTTGAGTTTGGATTTTGATAGTCTTGCGACTTGCGCAGTTGCAGGTCAATGCACTCTTGCAAAACTTTAACTGATTCTTTATCTGTACTCATAGCTCAACATTAACCTCAAATCTATTGTGTTTTGATATATTAATTGAGTGATGTAGTAATGTTAAAGACTCTTCTTCAGTTAGGTCTGCGATCTTTATACATCTTTTAATTGGATATAATCTAAAACCTACACCATTTTTATCATAAGCTTTCTCCCAACTATTTTTATGATCCATAAATAAAAATATATTGGCGCGCTGATTTTTGTTTTCTGGAATTCTAACAAAGAATAACACATCACAATTATCTAGCTTTTTAAACTGGCTTTTATCAATCCAAAAAGCTCCATAATGGTAATTTAATCTTAAAGTCTTAACTTCATAACTTAAGTCTTTGATATGTCCATCTTTTGTTGGGTCATACCAGTCTTCTGACCTAACAGCATTATAATGTCTAGCTACACCGTCCTCACCAGTGTTACCAATGATGTACTGAGACTCTTTTTTATTAGGTTGCTTATATACTGTCATAGTGTTTCTTCCAAGTTGAACCAATTGTACCATAACCACTTCCAGACATATAGACTTGCCACATGATGCGAGAAACTTCAACAGAGGTGTGTGCTTTGTCAATGTCGTGAATTAGACGATTGATAACAGTCGCCTGCTTCATTGACTTCTTATTCATCTTATTGATAAGATCTTGTGCAGTTACCTTAGCAATAGATACTTCCATATTGTCAAGACTGCGTAGTACTTCAACATCAAATAGTTCAGTTTTCATGACCAATCTCCAATAGTTCTTATTCTATCAAAGATTGATAAAAATGTCAACTAAAAAATCTCCTCGAACCGACCAATATTGTCAAGGTGAGATGGAGCTACCCAACCTTCTGGCTTTATTAGATCTGGAAGACCAAGTGGATTAGGACGAGAAGCTTTGATTCCAACTTCTTTATTCATGTTTGCTTCTAACACCGCGTCCCATGCTTTGTGAGAGTCAACACCAAATGCATCTAGAGTTCCAATGGCAACAACACACAGATCGATGAGTGCATCAACGGCGTCGTCTGCATTCTTGGCAGTATTGAACTCATCTAACTCTTCTTGCAAGAACTTAGCGCGAAACTTATAGAAAGCTTCTAGTTTCTCAGCATTCATACTATTCATGGCTTTATGTGCACCATACTTCTTGTGCATTTTAAAGATATCTTTTACCCAGTCTTTACTCATTTATCCACTCCGGTGGTTGTCTATTTTTCCACTTATGCATTTTAGATTTGCCAATCTTATAATAATTTCTATAGTTTGTCAATGGATCATCACTAATTTTATACTCAGGTGCCATAGCAGATGGCATCTCAGTCCAGTCATATTCTTTAAGAGAGTGTGGAGGAGACTGTAACATATAAGCTAAGTCAGTCGTAAAGCACTTGTGAACTTTACCATAGCGATGTGTGTACTCGCTGCCAAGTGCAAAGAAATGTTCTACAAGCCAGTTATAATTTTCTACAGATTCACGGCACCATACAGCCGATGGGTGGTTGATGTGAGTTGCTTGATATAGAATATCTTCGCGATTATCACGAAGCTTCCAGCGCTTAACTTTACGATAACGAGGTGGTATTGAACCTTCAACATATTTTTGTTCAATATCTTGAACACCATCAAGATATCGGTGTGCAGTTGATAATAGCTGAGCTGATTCGAGAATCATCTTGACAACATGTTTGTCAACAAGAGCTTGGGCTGCAGTAATTGGATTATGGTCTACATAAAAGATGTTCATTGGATACCTCTAACATATAAGTGTATCATATCACATAATGAAATAAAAGTAAACCCTTTATTTAATAAGTGTTCTTCCATCTCTTAAAAGCCTGCTCTCTATGATACTTGTTAGCACGAGAAAAGAACTCAATGCCGTCTAGATGATCCATCTCATGCTGGAATATGCGAGCTGATAGACCGGTAAATGTATCAGTTCTTACTTCTCCATTTGCCATGCGAAAGCGGACGCGAACATGCTGAGGTCTCTTGATCTTTACTAGTAATCCTGGATATGTAAGACTACCTTCTTCCAAGACAATTTCTTGGTCTGATGGCTGAACGATGCGAGGGTTAAAGCACACGAAGTTCTCAGGATAACCTCTCATAGCAAACACTCGATATGGTAATCCTACCTGATTAGCCGCTAATCCGATACCATTGTTATCGTACATGAACTTGACAAGATCTTTAGCGAGCTCTACTGGCCAAACTGGAGGATTTTCAAAATCAAAGTCTTGACACTTTGTAGTTAGTATTGGATTATCTGGTTTTACTAATTCCATCATACACCTTTTAGAATATCAAAATTAATTATGCAGCGATAGTTGATTGTTGGTTGTGATGAACAGTGATACCTAGCACCATCAAAAAATACCATACGACCACGCTTTGGTTTAACTCTTGCGTGTTCTGTTAATGTTGATGTATCATCACCAATGCATTGATCATAAATGATAGTCTCTCCATCACTACCATTTACATAGTAAACACAAGCAATGTGTGGTAACTCTTTTGGAAGATCAACGTGAACGCCATTGTGTTCTTTTTTATATTGACCAGCTAGAGGCAGTTGTAAGAAGATGCGATTATGATAATTGGTCTCATCATTTACTGGCATACCAATAGTATCTTGCATAGCTGACATAAGTTTTTTCATCAGAGGATACAAACCAGCACCATCTTTCATCGATGGATGTTTCATCAGATGAACAAATCCGTGTGACGGATAAGTTTGATTCTCAACACCACTAACATCTTTTAAGAATTTCCACTGAGCTGTGTTGATTATATTTTCGTGCAGGTATCTCTGCACGTGTATATCTACAATATCATCAACAATCAATGTTTCAAACATCATGCAATCCTTGAGAAGTTTTGTTTCTTTTCAAACTTTATGACATTTGAGAACTTGTCATATAGTTGATCTGTCTTATGACTTATGATAAACGTGTTTGTATCTGATGCGAGAGTGTAGAGTATCTTTAAGAACTCTTCAGTACCATTAGTATCTAGAGAAGAGTCCATAACCTCGTCCATTATGAGAAGATTTGTGCTAACAGAATTCCTAAGTTTAGCGACACTGCGCCAAGTGAAAAGTATAGCAAGATTGATTCGCATCTTTTCGCCTTCTGAAAATGACGCATAACTGAACTCGTCTCTGAACCTCGACTTAATAGTCTCATTAAACTCTTCGTCGAGTTCAAACTGGATAAAGAAATCCATAGCGCTAAGATACTTACTAATAAGCTTGTTAATGACTGGGACATACTGTTTGATGATCCTTGCTTTGATACCGCCGTCCTTAAGCAACATGGAAGCTGCGGTATAGATTAACTTCTCGTCCATTGCTTTATTGTACTGTTCTGCTATAACAGACATCTCAGCCTGAAGATCTTCCATCTTAGTGTCTTCATTTGCTGTATGTGTCTTTTTTATAGAAGTAATTTCTTGTTCTAGTTGTTTAACATATTTGTTGAGCGAGCTAATCTGTCCCTCAACTCTTATCTTTTCAATAGTCTTTGTTGATATATCATCAACTATCTTAATGATAGCATTAAGTTCATCTTGTGTTTGATTGTATGTTTCAACAAGCTTGTTCATACCATCTTGAAGATATGTCTTTTCATTTACTTTATGAACTAATCTATCCGTCTTAATATCGCCAGCAATAACCTGAGTACAGGTAGGACAGTTATCGTGGTTGCGAAAGAACTCAATGTCATTATCGACGATCGCGATCTTAGCTTCAATCTGGTGTCTCAACTTAGATAACTTTGCAATCTTCTTCTCTACTTCTGATTTACTAATTGCTTTCTTATTGAGCTCGTTAGCCTCTGTCATGATGTTGGTGAGCTGAGTCGCTAGGTCGTCAATCTTATCTTTTGTCTCTTCAATCAGGCTCTTCTTCTCGTCGATAAGCTTCTCATTGTTATACTGGTTCTCAAGTAAGTGCGCGCGGACTAGCTTTATCTTTTCAGTAACGACTTTCTGATTAGATGCTATATCAGCAAGCTCGTCGTTGTTAGCCTGTGTTTTGTCTTTAAGAAGACTATTCATAGTAGTAAAGATCTGGAGGTCGAGTAGATCTTCAATAACTTCACGTCGTTGACCTGTAGGTAATTGCATGAATGGAACAAATGATGCTGAGCCAAGTACGACTACCTGACAGAACGACTTGTAGTTCAACTTCAAGATGTGCTTCTCGACATGCTCTTGATAGTCGCGCATCTCTGCAGACTGATTTATTAATTTGTCATTCTGATAGACTTCAAATACATTTGGCTTTATTCCGCGAATGATCTTAAAGTTATTGACACCAATATCAAACTCGATCTCAACCACAGCACCCTTTTGAGTTATTGAGTTGATCAACTGAGGCTTCTTGATGCTTCTAAACGGCTTTCCAAATAAAGAGAAAGTAAGAGCGTCGAGCATGGTTGACTTACCAGCGCCGTTCTCACCGACTATCAATGTTGTATTGTGTTTGTTAAGATCTACCTCAGTGAATACGTTACCAGTAGATAGAAAGTTCTTCCAACGCAATTTCTTAAATAATATCAAATTTTCTCACCTATCAATTCAACATCGGCGTATGTTTCAATCCAAAGTTTAGCACCACAAGGTCTAGGCTTTTTAGGACTATATATCATATGTGATGGTCCATTGATTTGGACTTCCATACAATATCTAACCTTACCATCTTTTTCAACACGGCATACAGGTTCATCTTTACCATGTTTGGCATTTTGTTGTATTATATTTTTGTTTATGTGTATTATTGTAGGTTTAGCCACTTGCTCTCTTTCAGCTAAAGAATAATCTTGTTTAAGAAAAGCTTTTTGTGTGGTTGCCCAGACTATTTTAAAATCTGCAAAGCGTGTGTCAATGCCATATTTTACATGCATAGGCTCAGGAACTATAACACCTTTTGATGCAATTACATGTCCTTTATCATTTTCAAGACAAAAGACTCTTCCTTCATATTTTGGATCTTCAAAGTTTTTTATAACACTTATTCTTATCACTCTATTGTCAATGCCTCTTGATATAAGTCAACGATCGTCTTCTCAAGACGAGGTTTATCTATGATGACGTCCATCTGGTTGATGTGATGTCTGAATATATCTA